GATAGAGCATTAGCAATTGTTGTTAAACTGCTTATGAATCCAGATGTACCTTCAGCAAAGGCCCCATATTTAATTATTGAGCTTCAGGCTATGTCTACAAAGTTTTCCATGATGGCTTCTTATTATTCTACTATAGCTAAAGATAAAGCTGGTACAACAAATAATAATAAAAAGAATATCTACTATTCAGCAAAGGAGTCAATCGATAAACTTGTGGATGCCCTCAAGTATGTCGTTCGTTACAATGGCTAGAGATATAGTAAAGAATCTTAAATTTAAAAAGCATACTGGCAAACACTTCGATCCAGAAAAGTTTGCACAATTGCTTGATGAATCCTATCGCAATACAAAACGTGCAGACGGAGAGATGACTAAGAAGTCATTTAGCCCAAGTTCTCTTGGGTACGGTCATGGCACATGTCCAAGATATTGGTATATGGCATTTAGCGGAGCAATGTTTATTGACGATAACGATGCTGTTGCTGTTGCTAATATGGCACAGGGAACACAGGCACACGAGAGACTTCAAAAGTTAATTGCTACAATGCCAGAGTTTAGAATGGAAGAAGAGGAAATTGTAAACGAATATCCTCCGATTAGAGGCTTCATAGACTTGATTATGGAATACGATAACGAAATGGTTATTGGAGAAATCAAGACGGCTAAGCAGGAAGTATGGGATGCAAGACAGGCTGAGATGAAGCCAACAGCAAACCACATGCTCCAACTGCTTACATATATGAAATTAAAGAATGCTAAAGAAGGTTTCTTTCTGTATGAGAATAAAAATACTCAAGAGCTCATTGTTATTCCAATCTCAATGAATGAAAAGAATACAGAGATTATCGAAGACCTATTTGTTTGGATGTGCGAAGTATGGGATAACTTTAAAGAAGGAGATCTTCCTATGCGCCCAGAAGGAGCATCAAAGTCTAAGATGCCTTGCACATATTGCCCAATTAAAAAAGAATGTTACTCAGGTTTAATTGGAACAGTCCAAATAGAGTCATATAAGGTTCCTAAACTATGATTTGTGCAAATAAAGAATGCGCTAAAGATTTTGAGCCAAAGACGCACAATCAAAAGTATTGTACTGATGAGTGCTGCAGAGTTGCAACAAATCGTAGGATTATGGAAAAGTATTATGAGAAGAAGGCTATTCGAAATGGTGCTGCTCGTGGATGTAAAAAATGTAATGCTCAGTTGAGCAGATATAATGAAACAACACTATGCGCCTCATGCCAAAAGAAAATAGACATAACTAAAAGATCTAAGATAATGGGTATGCTTGATGAAATTAGCTGAGCTTGTTAAGACTAAAGCTAACCGAGTGTTGGGTATAGACGCATCTACGAATTCGGTTGCATTCTGCTTGATGGAAAATGATAAGCCGTTGAAGTGGGGTAAAATAGATTTTGTTGGTGCAGATATATATGAAAAGATATACGACGCTAAAAAGAAGATGCACGTAATGCTTGATGAATTAAAGGCTGACTATATTGCTGTAGAAGGTGCGATACTTGTTAGATCTCCTGATGCCGTAATAAAACTATCATATGTATACGGTGTTGTTATTGCTGAGCTTATGTCTACTGGAGCGTCTGTTATTACTATATCTCCCAGTTCTTGGCAGGCGTATATTGGAAATAAAAACCCAACAAAAGATGAGAAGCAGGCGATAAGAGTAAAGAACCCAGGATATGCTGATTCATGGTATAAAACTCAATTGCGTAATATGCGTAAGCAAAGAACTGTAGACTACTTTAATAAAAAGTATGGTCTATCACTAAAAGATTTTGATGTTGCAGATGCATTCGGCATTGCACACTATGCAAATAAGGTGTTGACAGAGCGGTGAAGTTATATCAAAGCCAAACATGGCTATATCGTAGATACATAGTACAAAAGAAAACAGTTACAGAAATTGCAGCAGAGTGTGGCGTATCATCTATGACTATACAGAGATACTTAGAACAGTTTGGATTAATTAAGAAAAGATGAAGACAGAAAGAATTACAACAGAATCAATTACTTTTAGCAAAGTGTTGAATTCTTTTTATGTATATACTGGAGATCAAACAGATAAATACGTTCAGGCTACCTGCAGAGAACAGGGATACTGGGATAAAGAGCTTACAGAATGGATGATTCGTAACATACAGCCTGGCTGGGTGTGTTTGGATATTGGAGCGAATATATTCTACTTTACAGAAGTTATGGCAAGAAGGGTCGGACCATCTGGTCGTGTGCTGGCATTTGAGCCAATAGAAAGGCTATGCAAGTCATATACAGTTGCTACAATTCTAAACGATTATTCTAATGTTGGGCAGATTGATGTATTTAATATAGCATTATCAAATAAAAAAGATAACATGGTTTTAAATATTTGGGAAGAAAATATTGGCGGGTCTGGTATAGTTCATGAGCATCAGTCTGGTAATCATGGTCAGTATGGAAATTTTTACACAGAAGAGATAAATGCAGATACATTAGATTCAACATACACTGGCAAAATTGATTTTATGAAGATAGATGTAGAGGGTCATGAAAGATTTGTATTTGAGGGATTTTCTGAGGAAGCCCGTAAATGTCCTTTGTTAGTTGTTGAACTTGGATCTGGACAACCAGATGAGTTTTTGGTAGAATTAAACGATAAATATACAATGGAATTTTTAAATGGGGAAGCGGCCACATTTGAAAGAATAAAAGAGCATGATGTAGTTAATGTTCTACTTAGGAGAAGATAATGCTTAAGCCAGTATTTGAAGATGTAACAACATTTAATTGTAGTGACCTATACCTAAGATCTGTAGGTGCGCCAGCGGGTAATGCAATTTGGTCAACATGCCATGAGATTGCTCACATGCTTATTGAAAAGAATATATCATATGGCAACTCAGCCTTAGAGCCAGCTAGAATATTTTCGACGGCAGATAGCGTAGAGCAACTCAAGGTTAGAATCGATGATAAATTAAATAGAGTTAAAAATAATCAAGGTTACGCAGGAGATAATGATATTGATGATCTGATTGGCTATTTGGTTTTATATAAAATAGCTAAATCTCAGGTTGCTATTTCAGTCGACTAGAAGTATAATACTAGTATATGGAAATTGAACTAGCAGATCATTATGATCGCATGAATAAAGTAGTTGAAGAACTGCTTAAAGGAAATAACCCAACCCAGATTGCCACTTTAACGGGCTTTAAACGTGCCGAAGTAGTTGAGCTGATAGGTGAGTGGAAAACAGTCGTACACAACGACACAGCGGCCAGAGAGAGGGCTAAAGAGGCTATTGTTGGAGCAGACCAACATTATGCAATGCTTATTAAAGAAGCCTGGAAGACCGTAGAAGATGCAGATCAGGCTGGTCAGCTTAGCGTTAAATCTGGAGCATTAAAACTAATTGCAGATATTGAAGGCAAACGCATTGGTATGCTTCAAGAAGTTGGGCTTCTAGATAACGCAGAGCTTGCGACACAGTTAGCAGAAACAGAACGTAAGCAAGATATCCTTGTAAAGATTTTAAAAGAAGTAACTGCAACCTGTCCAAAATGTAAGATGGAAGTTGCTAAGAGACTTTCTCAAATTACTGGAATAGTAGAGCCAGTAGTACTTGACGCAGAGGAATCTAGTGGATCTTAATTTTAATGATCTTATTGATATTCTAGATGGCGAAGAGTTTGATGAGCGTCCAGTAGATCTACGAACATTTGTAACTAGTCCAGAATTTCTTGGACTGCCACCACTTTCAGAGTATCAGTATACATTAATTGAAAAGTCTTCTCAGGTTTATAAGGAATCAACTCTAATAAAATTATTTGGTGAAGAAGAAGGCAAAAGAACATACAAGCAAACTGCTAACGAGGTTGTTGCTCAATTAGGCAAAGGTTCTGGAAAAGATTATTGTTCTACAATATCTGTGGCCTATATAGTATATTTACTATTATGTTTAAAGGATCCAGCACATTATTATGGAAAGCCCCCTGGAGATTCTATTGATATTATCAATATTGCTATTAACGCACAGCAGGCTAGCAACGTGTTTTTTAAAGGATTTAGAACACGCATAGACAAGTCGCCTTGGTTCGTAGGAAAGTATTCAGAGAAAGCTTCTGAAATTAAGTTTAATAAGAATATTACAGTTCACTCAGGTCACTCAGAGCGTGAGGCCTGGGAAGGATATAACGTTATTGTTGTTATCCTTGACGAGATTTCTGGTTTTAGCATTGAGAATACAACTGGACATGAGCAAGCAAAGACTGGTAGCGCTATCTATGAGATGTATAGGGCATCAGTTGATTCTCGCTTTCCAGACTATGGCAAGGTAATACTCCTTTCATTCCCACGATATAAGAATGATTATATCCAGCAAAGATATGACGACGTTATTGCTGAAAAGGAAACCGTTATTAGGTCACATCATTTTAAGCTAGATACAGATTTGCCAGATGGAACGGAAGGCAATGAGTTTGATATTGAGTGGGAAGAAGATCATATTGTTTCTTATAAGTACCCAAGAATGTATGCTCTTAAGAGACCTACGTGGGAAATTAATCCTACAAGAAGTATAGATGATTTTAAGGTAGCCTTTTATAAAAATGCACCAGATGCTCTAGGAAGATTTGCTTGTATGCCAGCAGAAGCAATTGACGCTTTCTTTAAGTCTAGAGAGAAGATTGAGAAAGCTTTTAATAATATGGCTCTTGCGGTAGATGACTTTGGTAGATTTGAAGACTGGTTTGCACCAGATCCAGATAAAGAATATTTCTTGCACGTCGACCTTGCACAAAAGCATGACCATTGTGCAGTT